ATTGCACATTAAACTGTGCTGTCTCGACTTTCTTGTGCTCTACAACTAAATCTTCAGTAGCAAGTAGTTTAGCAAGTTGTGATTTGATTTCGTGCTTGATAGTCATTGGATCTTTGTCTGATATACTTCATTATACAAAGAAACCCTGCGATTAACAGGGTTAAGTAGACACTTTAATAACTGTCTACGTCTCTCTCTTGCAGAACGTAGAGCTTGAGGTTTAAGTTTTCTTTTCTTCTCCTTCTTGGAGTGATGTTGCCAGTTAGGTGTGGTCATTGTTCGTAATTTTGAGTTGAAGTGATTCGAGAAAACCCTTTCACCTTATCAAAGGTAATGACATTTTCAAACTTATCGTTTAAATCTGATTTGTGTGATATTACAAAAATGTTTGCTCCTTTTATTATATATCTAATTATCTTCAAAAATTCTTCCGTCCCAAAACCATCAAGAGAACTATCAAATACTTCATCCATAATCAATAGGTTGGTATTGACTGAATTCTTAACTCTTGCAACTTCTCTCCAAGTAAAGAGTAATGCTAAGTCAATACGCATTTTCTCTCCTTCACTAAAGGAACTGTATGAAAAATCCTCATGTATTGGTGACTTAACTGTTTCTCTAAACTCTTCATCAAGAGTAAAGTTAATATAAAAGTCCATCAACTGCAAGTATCGATTAACTTGTTGATTGATAAATGGTAAATACTTTTTAATTATTTTTGTTTTAACACCATCATCTTTGAGTAGAGAGTATGCAAAATCATAGTGATAGACACTATCTCTCTCAGATGCAAGTTCTTCAATTACTTCTTGATGTTTTTCTTTAAATTCTTTTAACTTTTCATTTTCAGAACTTCTATTTTTAAACTGTTGGGTAATAGTTTGAATTTCTGATTCCAAATCTCTGATCTGTCTTTGGTTAAGACTGATCCTAGTGTTGTTCTGAGAAATGTCATGGTTAATTTTAGTAATTTGTTTCGATATGGAGGTAAAATGACGTTCTCGGTCTTGTTCGGTTTTGATGGAACTTTCAAGGTCTTGATAACCTTTTTTTAACTCCCTAGCTTTAGTTTGAACGTCACTAATTCTATTTAATCTAAACTCTTCTTCTATAGGTTGAGTACATGTAGGGCATGTTACATTATCAGTAAAGAACTTATGTTCCTTGGTAATTGTAGATACTTTTTGTGATATTTTTCCTTTCAAATTGTTAAGTTTTGAAAGTTTTTTATCAGCACCTGCAAACTCTTCTTGTTTTTTTATAAGATCAGTAGCTTGAGTTTCTAGTTTAACATTGATATTTACATACCCATCAGACTCTTCTATAAGAGTGCCAATCTTTCCTTTACTTGTAGAAATATCACTCTTACCTTTTTTTTCCAACTCATTGATAAAGTTTTTTTGCATGGTCATTTTATCTTTAAGATTGTCTTTTTTTAAATCAAGGGATCTAATTTGTTCTTTCTTAACCCTAATTTTATCTTTTATTAAATTATTCATTGCCGAAAAAATTCTTATATCAAGCAAGTCTTCAATAACTTCTCTCCGATTTGAACCACTCAACTGCATGAAGGGAACAAATGTACTACTACCTAATATTACAATTTGTGTAAATGATTTATAGTTAACCTTAAGTATATTTTCTTCTAATATTTTTTGATTAGATCTGTCATCTGCCTGTCGATGCATTTGATTACCATTGACTTCAATGTCAAATATATTTGGTTTCATTCCCCTTCTAACCAAGTAATCACGACTGTTTACTGAAAATTCCAACTCTACAAGACAGTCCTTTTCGTTTGAGGCATTCATTAATTGAGATTTATTAATCTTTCTAAATGGTTTATTAAACAAAGCAAAGGTCAAGGCATCTAACATGGTGGACTTTCCTGATCCATTTGTGCCAATTATAAGATTTGTATGTTTTTCAAGAAAATCAATTTCGTTCCAATGATCACCAGTTGAAAGAAAATTTTTCCATTTTATAGTTTTGAACGTTATCATTTTTTAGTTTTAGGTGGAATAATAATGTCGTTTGGAGTGATTACTGTATATTTGTAGTTGTTCATTCTACAAGTTTTCAATGCCAAATCATCATCAATTTCAATTACTATCATTTCTTTATTTTCATCCTCCTCTAACATCATAGCATATCTTGTGGCATCGTCTTCATCTTCAAACAAAAACAAAACAAGATTGCCATTTTTGTCATCGACAGCATAAACACCATCTTCTTTTCTATTTTTGAGTGAAAGGAGGAACATTACTCTACCTCACAAGCTTGTCTGTATAGATCTTGGAAAATATTTTTAATAATGTTTTTATCAATCTCAACTTCAGATTCATCAATATATCGATTTAAAATTGAGATAGTGCTTTCTTCTTCCTCAATATCAAAACTTTCATTTTCTTGAATATCAAAGTTTTCAACTATTTTTAAATCTTGAATACCAGAGGAGTAAAGTTTATCTATAAATTTTTCAAAACTTTTTAAATCAGACTTTTTACGAACAATTAACTTTACAATTTTGTTCTTATACTGAGTAGTATTGAACAATTTATAATTGGTATCTTCATAATATATGTTATAGAATAATTTATAAGGATTGTTAATTGGAGTATGAATGAGAGTATCCGTATCAAATATATGAAATCCTCTTGTATCATTCACGTCATTCCAGAACATCTCATAAGGATTTCCAAGGTAATGAATCTTTCCGTTTGTGGAACGTGTATGAAAATGTCCTGAATATACAATATCAAATTTATTAAATATGTCAACATCCATTCCAGTTTCCATCATGTGACCACGAGTTGCCCTAAATCCATTTAATTCAAGATGACCCATTGCAACTTTACTCTTAGTATTTTTAATGAATTCTAATGACAAGTCATAATTTTCAGAGTTAATCCAAGGTAAAAGAAGAATATCCAAACCATCCACGTTTACTTCAGTTGCTTTTGAAAAAGTTGATATATTTGAATAATCATTTAACAAAAGTTCTGGTGAGTTTACATGATTTGTATTTTTATAATAACAATCATGATTACCTGTGATCGCATACACCTTATACTTTCTCATTGGTTCAAAAACAACCTGTTTTGACCACTCTAAACTCTGATAGTCTATAGACTTACGACTATCAAATATGTCTCCCATATGAATTATGGTTTCAATACCCTCTTTTTCTAAGGTAGGAAAGAATACATTATCATAGAATAACTGAAAGTAATCATGAAGATGTGTAGACCCTTTACGTGCACCGTAATGAGTGTCTGTAATTATGGCAACTTTCATTTATCTCTCCATAAAATTTCGTTGTCATTTTGGTTTGTGTGAAATTCTGACACAGATATACCTATAAAATGTAAAAATATAATAAAAATAATTCCAACCAATCCTAATTTCATCGATTATTATTACGATACTGAATATTATCTTTAATAGTATTGAAATCAGAACTAGTTCCTGATAAGGAATTTTCATCGACCATCATAACCTCATCAAATCCACTTCTTTCAATAATCTTTGTTTTAATATCTAATTGTTTCTTTTCTTTCTGAATCCTTCTGAGAAACGCATAATGTATAACCTGCGTAAAGTAAGCAAAAGGATTTTTGGATTTCTCAGGATCAAAGTTATGTATGTATTGAACGCAATTTTCGATTCCATCAGAGATCATGTCCTCACGAAACATATAATTTACAAAGTTCGGTTTATACGACAAATGGGTTGCTATTTTCAAAAAACAAGAACCAAGGTAATTTGAAATAGGGGGTTTACCCTCCCATGGTCCTGACTTAGGTGGATCTATACCATGCTTTTTAAGATATGCTGCTTTTGCAAGTAGTGCCTTTCCCCTATAAACTGTTATAGCCTGTAGTAATTCCTTGTTATTTACATAATGTTCAGACTTCTTTCTAGGCATAACGTTTTATTTTCTTCGTACTAATATTATAACATATTTCTCAGACTTGACAAGACCCTTAAAATTGTGTACAATAACCTTTGTAGAGGTTGAAAGGCATATTAGCTATTATACTTAAATAACTTTTCTAGTTTTTGACGAGCATCGTCCACGGAAGATATGTACCCCATTGAAGAATCTGGTCTTGTGAATCCGTCCTGTGGGTAAATGTACATGCTTTCATCATTGAGATAGTGATTATATAAATCAATTAGTTTTTTATCTTTAGATTCAGTCATGGTAATGACTTTATCGAGTTTTATCATATAGATATCTTCATTAGGAATTTCTAACCATGGTTTAACTTTGATGTAAGTTCCTCCATGATTTGAATTTACTGACATTATAACTGGGTTTTGAAGCACTATGATAGTATCATCGTCATTTTCATCAACGATAATAAGAGAAAAAATTTCTTCTCCTGAGACTAATTTTAAAACTGCGTAAAACTCTTCTCCCATCATTTTTTAAGTGGTATGTTAACTATATCATAATCAAAATTCTCTTCATTATAAATTTTAATTCTTTCAATTAAATGATTAAGTGTATAATTTTTTCGAGATTTATAACTAATATCATCAGCAATATCATATAAGGTAGCTCTTGTTTTTTGGTTACCTTTACGAAGAACTCTTCCTATTGATTGAAGATTTCTAATTCGTGATTTAGATGGTGATGCAAAAATTACGTTGTGTAAATTTTTGATATTAATCCCAGTTGAGAAAGTCCCGTACGAGGCAACGATAATAGCATTATTCTCTTGCTCAGTGATTTCTCGAACTTTTTCTCGGTCTTCGGTATCCACTCCACCATGAACAAAAAAGACATGACGTTTTTCAATAAGATTACTATTATTTATCATATTGTAAAGAGGTTCACCATGACCCTCAACTCTAGCAAATAATATCAAAGTATTACCTTTTAGGTCAAGAGCAAGGTTCTTGATGAAATTATTTCGACGATGATGACCAATTATATACTGAACCTCATCCTCAAAAGTTTCAAATTTATTTGGTGGGTGTTTCAATAGGAGAACATTGATATCTAATTTTGCAAGATGTCCCTTCTTCATAAGCTCATCTGTCTTAATAATTTTGTAAGAAGGTCCAAATAAACCTTCTAATACCCATTTATGTGTCTGTGATCCATCTAATGTTCCTGTAAATCCGTAACGATATTTGGTATCTAAAAGTTTTGTCATTATAGATACTAATGATTTTGATTTGAATTGATGAGCTTCGTCCCCAACAACTACATCAAATCTTTCAAAATATTGTTTTGGTAGTTTATAAATCGATTGCCAAGTAGTAATCATTACTTGAGAATCTGTTTTTTTCTCTTTTCCAGCATATAGTTTGTGACAATATGAACCTACATTCCACCCATAATCTGCAAAATCTTTATACATCTGTTCTACAAGGGAAGTCGTCGGTACAACTATCAATATATTTTTCCCTTTTTCAACGAAATATCGAACAATTGAATATATCATCAATGACTTTCCAGAAGCAGTTGGAGATATCAATAATTTTCTATTATGTTTTAAGGCGTCGTATACTCCATCTACCTGATACTCTCTGGGTTGATGGTTGCAAATAGATTTCATATAATCCTTAACACCCTCTAATGATATCATATCATTGACTTCAAAGGGAAGACCGTAATATTCACTATCAACAAATTCATAAGTATATCTATGATCTTTACAAAATTGTATTATCTTATCTAATAATCCAACATATATCTCCCCCTTCTGCGTATTAAATAACCTTATTTTACCGTCCCAGAATTTCTTTTTGTATGCAGGTGAAAATTTTGCATTTGGAATATCAAAGGTAAATTGATCAGACAACTCATAGTACACATGAGGTTCCGAGTCTATTTTAAGATAAACTTCATTTTTCTTTGATATAATCAAATGTGACATTATAAATGCTCATTTGATTTATTTAGCTAGTTAAATCCAGACTGAAAACGATGCCACTCAATGGCATTTTTTATTTGATATGTACGATTTGAAATGTTGCGAATGATTTCTTCAAGGTATTTTAACGTGGCATCATAATACTTAATCTTCATCTCAACCTTACTTAACCTCTCATCGGCATCTAAATGCCTCTGTATTGCGTCTTTTTCTCTTACCTTATACGGAAATGGATCTTGCACGTATACCTCTGCTGGTGCCTTTCCTGTATAATAATTGTATCTCTCAAGTTTGACTTTTGCTTTTGCTTCTCTTGCCTTTTCACGCATGAGAGTAATTGTATTATAGACTGTATAATACTTTGCGTGTAATTGAGGAGTTTTTAATGATTCATCATGTAGATTATCAGGATCGATATGTGAGTCTTTTTCCCACATTTCCTGAATTTGTTCAAGATTCATAAAGGTGTTCTTCCGTCGGGTGCTACTATATTATACACAGTATACTTGAAAATGACCTCTGCTGTAAAGTAGTTGACATCTGTATCTGTTGCTTCGAATTCAAGAGATGATAAACTTATTGGAAATAAATCATTAAATTTTACAATAGCAGTTGGTCTGAAATTACTATTCAATATATGAAGATTGCCATCACTAAAGACTATTTCTCGATCTCTTAAACCTTCTTCATCGGTTGTTGCTTTTTTAAATTGTTCAGTTGTTTCTGGATATCCAAGTCCTAACAACCAATTATGGATTGCCATATAGTTTTCAAGTTGCTCATCAACTAAAAATCTAAGAGAGAATTCACCATACTGTAACTTATCACCTGGCACGTCAATATCTTTGAGGTAACTTGGTTGTAAAGCAGTACCGAGTGAAATCTCAGGTATTCGACTTGAGTTTGAAAAAAAAGTTACTTTAGGTTCTTTTGTCAATGTAAACTTAAATCCAATAGGAGATAAGAAATTACGATTTTCAATTTGATTTGCATATATTCTTGCCATGACTACTCACTCACAATAGTGCTATTCTTAAAAGCTCCATTAGCATTTGATACGTCTTTATCACCTATTCTTCTGGTGGTAGGTGCAATTAAAGATTCTAACTCAGAACGATTTGTATAAGTTTTTCTTTCACTATACGTATTAGTCCACTTGTTATCACCTTTATAATACATGACATCAAATCCCGCATTCAAGATTGATCCTGGTCTTTTTAGATGAAATGCCATTAGTCTTCCTCCTTTTCCATTCTATTTAATTTAGTTACCTGTTTATTTAATTTTGTTTTCACACTTGGAACCTTTTTTACTGATTTTTCTCTGGTCTTCAAAAGTTCTTCTTTTGATTTTTGTTTCTGACTTTCAAATCTTTTTTTAGCGACATCGACTCTTGACTCAGGTTTGCCAATTGAGTCTACATCTTCCATAAATTTGCTAAAATGTTTCATCAGTTTTTTAACTATTTAGACTCCTTGTTAAGATGCTTAATTCGTCTTTTAATAATTTTTGCGTAACTTACTTCAGCATCTGAGTAATACTCAGGACAACATTTTGCAATTTTAATTATTTTTTTAGCTGCTTTCATATCCTTCATATGAGTATTTATACACAAAAAAAGAGACCCTTGTGGGGTCTCTCTGAAAAATATGTAATGAACATTACATAAGGTTCTTAACTGTAACTCTCTGATAGTAACGGTTAGTATTTGCCTTGATACGACCTGTATCGGTTGTATTTGTTCCTTCAGCAAATGGGTTAGCAACAATACCGTAACGAGTCTTAAATCCAATTTTTGGCTGGAATGTTCCTGCGTTAACAGCACGTACCATCTGTAGTGGAACGTATGGACAGTAGAATAATCCTGCGTCATAAGGAGATGTTCCTTTGTAACCCATCACATAGTACTGTGTGCTTGAGCTGTTTGCAGAATATGGATCGATGTACACTCTGTACTTACCTTGTAATACACCAGCAAATGTATTGCCTGTGTCATCAACATTAAGGTTAGCATTAAGTGCTGGAGTGTAATCTAATACACCTGCCATGGTTAGAGCAGAAGCAACGTCTGCGGAGCAAAGGATCATGTTGCCCTTTCCTCTACGAGTTCTCTGTGCAATTCTGTTTGCATCTCTTTCCATTTGGAAGATAAGTCCCTTGAACTTCTCAACTGACCATCTACCGTTTGAGTCGATATCTAAGTCGAATGTACCTGTTTGTGCAACGTTTGTAGCAGCACCTGGTTCTGCGACCTTGTAGATTGTTCTGATGACTTCTCTGTTGATTTCAGCAAGAATCTCTGTTGAGAGAATATTTGCTAATTCAGCCTCTGCGTTAAGACCATGGATTGCCTTAAGGTCTTGAGCTAGTTCTAAACTATACTCTGCCTTTAGTGCTCTTGTCTTAGCAGTAACTGTGACCTTCTCGATTGAGAATGCCATTTCGTTGAAATCTGGACCTGAACCATCTCCGAGTGCTTCGGAGTTTTCAGTGTTCATACCTGTACCAGTGTTATATGCTTGCTGGTTGCCAGGTGCGCCTGAAGTTGGGTTTAATAGACCAGGATTTCCTGTGGCAGCATCGAAAGGTTGCTGACTTGTTGTACCGAAACCAACGTTTCTTCCGTCAGATCCAGTAACATAAGAACTACCAATTCCAGATGTTCCTGCGTCTTTTCCAGTTGCTGAGAATCCAGTGTCTGCTTCGTTGAATAGTGCTTCTGCTCCATCCATAGTCTTGAACTTGGATCTCATTGCAAAGATTAGTCCAGTAGGACCAGTCATTGGTTGAACACCTGCTAGGTCATATGCGACCAAGTTAGGCATTGAACGACGGATCAAACTGATTAGAACAGGGTCGAAACCTGCTACTGGTGATCCTGCACCAGCAGAAAAACCTGCTGTTGTACCTGATGAACCTGTACTATTTGTTGGTACAGCTTCTGAAAGAAACTCTCTTTCTTCTCTAATTGCTGTTTCTTGGTTTTCCAAGAGTTGTGCGGTAACCATTCTCTTATGATTATCCTTGATTGGGTCAAGACCTTCGTAATCAAGTAACGGTGCCCACTTCTCCTGCAAACCTTCGTGATTAATAGGTTGCATTTAAAATTTACCTCTAAAAGTTTAGTTTGAATTTATGATATAAAAATCATTTTTTAGAAACTCTGCTCAGAGTTTGAAGATAAGATTCCATCACACCAGTGACTGCTGGTTGTTGATGACCTGTTTCTGTACCCTCAGATAAGTTCTCTGATGTGTCTCTCTGAATACCAGCTTTGTCAGGGAAATATGAATTCCTGAGTGTTACTAGTTTCTCACGATATTTGTCTTCACTATCAAACTCAACATTCTCTGCAAGTGTAGCTAGTTTGTCTTTCTGTGTAACAGCTAGACCTTCAGCAACTTCTGCAAAGATTACATCAGAAGTAGATTCTGATAATCTCTTTGTTAGAGCAACGTTTTTATTGATTTGCTCGTTGAGTTTTTCTTCCATTTCATCAAGTTTATCTACCATGCTATCGAGTACATTGTATTTTTCTTCAGGGATAGTTACATAATGTTCTTCAAATAGACCCTTCATTCCTGTTAGGAATGATTCAGTCATTTCTGTTTTGAGTCCTGCTTCAACTGCGAGTTGATTTTCGGACATCCATTCATCAGCCACATACTCTAAATATGCGTCTAATCTTTCTGTTAATTCTGATTTAATTGTAGCAACTTCTTCTACAATAGTTGCCTCATATTGTTCTTGAAGTTCTGATTTAACTTCTACAATTTTTGATTTAATGGCAGCCTCGAAAATTGTCTTTGCCTTTTCTTGGAAGTCTTCGGATAATTCCTCTCCTTCAAGAAGTGCATTGATATCGGCTTCTACATCAATGTTTGTTTCGGTAACAATTACTTCTTCTTCAGATTCTTCAATTGCCTCTTCTTCAGAAACAACTGCCTCTTCTTCAGATGCTGGTTCTTCAGCAACCACAGTTTCCTCTTCAGTTGCTGGTTCTTCAGCAACCACGTCAGATCCTTCCTCTGCTTCTGATTCCTCTTTCTTCATACCTGTTGGCATTGGATCTGCTGGTTTTGCACCTTTATTAACAATATCTTTAACTTGTTTTAGTACAGCACTAGGATCCTTGAATTTTGCAGAATCGTCATCTGGTTTATAATTTTCTGGTGTAGGACCTCCTAGGTCATCTACTGTTGGTGGTGTTCCACCTGTGGTAAGCTTCTGCATAGGATCTGCAGGTTTAGCTCCTTTGGTTACTACGTTTTCCATGTTGTGTAATTGTTGCCATCGGACATTTTTCTATATTTATTTATAGAACTTATAGATTTGATAAGAAATCACTGAATAAATTAAGTTTATGCTCTTCCAATCTACCTTGATCTACAAGAGTATTGATTCTCTTTTTAGTGATTGTTGCTTGTTGTTCACGAAGAATTCCTCCTTCCCAAATCCACTCTTTTCCTTCCATAATTCCAGATACAAAAGCATCAGGAGCTGAAGGATCAGCAACGATATCTGCAGCAGTTGCTAACATAAAATCTTCACCAACTACTTTGCATCCATTGCTGTTTTCTTTTAAAGATCCAACACCACGAGACGAGACTCCGAGTGTTACACCTTCACCAATAAGAGACTTTGCGATCTTACCCATTGGTGTATCAAGAAGTTGTGCCTTTCCTCTAAAATTATTACCCTCTTGTGTAAGAGATGTAATCTTATGAGAAACACGATCTAAGTTCACTGTTGGTCCTTCTGGATGTCCCAGTTCACCAAGAGCACGACCCTTCTTTACGAATGATTCATTGTAACGATTTACCTCACGAGAGAGAGTCGATACTGGATACATTCTACCATTACGATTTTTGATGTCACCTTGTAGGAAAACACCTTCAATATACATTTTCTTTTTAGCACCTTTTCCTTCGGTGATAAATTTGACTTTTGATACTTCTTCTGTAATTAGTTTCATTTTCCTAGTTTGTAAATCCTACTGGTGCTCCTTTAACTGCAGCATTCGCAGCCCATAATGCTTCGGTTGGTTTTTTCTCAACATATTCAACACTTAAGGGTGGTATGCGAAATGAACCAATTACTGTTGTTCCTGCACCCACTGCAGCAACATGAGTTACGAGAATTGAAGTACTACTTGAAGTATTAACTGCTCTAACAAGTGTTGCATTGTTAAAAGTTGATGCATTTACTGATGAGGTAATACCCATATCAGTTTCCTCACCTTTTGATAAAATTCTACTCATTCTTCTGGTTCCTCAGTTGGTTCGGTTTCCTCTTCACTTTCTAATTCACTAGTTGCTTCATTTTCTGGTTCATCAAACATAGATGCAGAAATATTTGGTCTCTGACTCTCAATTCTTTCTGCAGATTTTGTAAAAAGAATGTCTTTGAGTTTGTCAGTAACCTCAGATGCAGCAGAATCTGTTGCTATCAAATCGATAATTTCTTCCATATTTTAAATATAACGTTATAATTTATTTATATCTCCGCCGTTTTGGTATCTTTACTTAACTGTGCATCAGTGACTGCTGCAGATTTTTCTAAGTCTGGTTCGGTTGGAATATCTCCTAAATCTCCACCACCTTCGAGTGGTTCTCCTGTGATTGGATCAACTGCATTTGGATCTGGAATAATACCATCTTTGATTTCCTGATCAATTTGTTTATCCATTTCAATAATTTCACTATCAGTTTGACGTAAAACCTTTCTTCTTACATAATCATTCGAATAATACTTACCAATATAAGGTTCAATTGTTGCAAGAGTACCAAGTCTTTCATTCATCATTTCAGATTCCTTTAACTCTGAAAATTGATTATCATATAAGAAATCATATTGAATATGTTCACGAATTGTCTCCCAATCATCTGGTGTCACAACATTTTTTAATATTAATTGTGTCTTTAACATATCATTAAACATCTGTGCAAATCTTTTTCTTAAACGTCCAACAAACTTAGTAAATTTAAGTTCATCTCTTAAAATTTCAGATGAACGACCTAAATTAAATCCACCATCAGATGCAATACGTGATTCAGGAACATTTAATGAACGATATAATTTTTTCTGGAAGTATTCAATATCTGAAAGTTCACCAAGATTTTGTCCACCAGGTAGAGTTGTAATTTCAGTTCCTCTTCCACCTTCTCTTCTTGGTAACCAGAAATCTTCCATCATTGACATGAACTTACGATCATCTCTTACTTCACCAGTTTGTGCGTTATAAGTTAACTTATTACGATAACGATACATCACTTCTTTTAAATATTGCTCTGCCTTTATCTTTGGAAGATTACCAACATCAATGTAAAATATTCTTCTTTCTGGTGCTCTTGATAATCTATAAATTACAAGACTATCCTCAATCATTCTTAATTGATTTAATCCTTTAATTGCCTTATGTAAATAAGATAAAACACTACCACGATTACGATCAACTAAACCTGATGTACAATAAGTGATAGCATCTTTTGCAATCTTAACTCCTTTTGATCCTCCTCCACCTGTTACAAGATTGGAAGGATATGCTGGTCGAGGTGTGTAAATAAAATATTCGTCAAGTTCTGGATTTACAACTGCTCCCTCATCATCTCCACGATTACCTCTGACTGAAATATAATCATTACGTCCTTTTTTCTTTTCTTTTCGAATATATTTAATTTTAAGTGAATCAATATATCTTAAATCTTGAATACCATCTTGTGGTCTTTTCTGATCAATTACTTTGAGGTAACATAGTTTACCATCAACGTACCAGTTTCTGAATATTTCGTGTGCTTTACGATCAAAATCTAATATTTCTTTGATTGTTTTAAATTCTTCTCGAATTATTTTCTTTAATTTATCACTTGCATTCAAGTTAGATAATTCAATTTCAACAGGTGAATCGTATAAATCACTAACGATTGCTTCATTAACAACATCTTCAATCGCAGAATCACACTCAGGATGAAGTGCCATTTCACGATATCTTTTTATTAAATCGAATTCGTTTCGATATACTCCTTCTATATCTACATAAGAACCATAAAAACCACTCTGTATATAATAGTCAGACCCGTCCTCATTATTCTGAGGAACGGGTGAAACTATTGACTGTGATTTTTTTTCTTTATCTTCAACAGAAAAACCAAAAAGCCTTGCCATATTATAATTTAACTAGTATTTTATTATTTATCTAATATTTTCACCACCAGCTTGAGGGCTAGTTCCCTTAAATGCTTCCCACCAGTGAACTTGCATTTCGACATCGAACTGTTCAATAGTGTCAGTAGTTTCATAATTAAGGTCTATTGTTGAAATATTAGTTGGGTAGATATCCCAGAATTTATATGATCTGAGAATTGAACCATCACGATCTAGTTGATGTACAAATGCATCTTTTTGATAAGCATCTGGATCAGTAAGTCCTGTGGCATCATCTAATTTATTAATTGTATTCATCCATTTTTCCATCGCAGAACGAATGACAAAATCTGTGTCATTAATAACTGTGATAGTCCAAGTTTCGAATGTTCTGTCTCCAGCGACTTTCAAAATACGACCTCTGAATGGTATTTCGACTGGAGCAATTGTTGAAGCAGGTAGTGCTGCGGCTTTTACAAGAAATCTTGATTTTTGTAAGACATCATTTGCAATAGCAACTGCATCTGGGAATGCTAACTCAACCTCAAAGAGATTCGGTCTAGCACCACCACCAGACAATCTGCTTTTAAAATCACTTATTTTCCTTAATGGAATAGTGTTGATTTGTTGACGAGACGACATGGGTTTAAACCTCTAGTTTACTTAAACGGAACCGATAACCTCTTCAAAGGATACGCCAGTTCTAGTGGCGACAAATGTTAGTCCTATGAAGTTGATTGACCTTGCTGGTTTGACAAAGATATCTGCTATAAACTCATTGTTATCTATAACAGCAGCAGTGTTATTTGTTTCATCACAAACAACAACATAATCTTGAATACCTCTCTTGGATTGAACATCTCTTAGGAAAGGTTCAACTATGTTTACAAAGTTTGCCCTTGTAATTTCATCGTTGAATTCAAATAACTGATCTTTAGCAGCAGCTGCGATTCCGTTCTCTAAGTAGATGAATAATCTACGTACATTGATACGATCAAATGCTGATGCTTTTGCGAATCCAGTTTTGTCACCGAATAGTACAATACCTGCACCAGGTGAGAAGATAACTGGATTTATACGATTTGAATAAAGTTTATCTCTTTGTAATTTTGTTGGATTATAAGGAAGTTTAACTGAATTCAATATTGCACCTCTTGCAGTTCCAGCAGGTGAGAACCAAGGGAAATCGTTGATGTCGTTTCTGGCACATGTTCCTGCGATGTCACCATTAAGTGGGACATAACGGAATGTGTTATTAAACCTATCATACATGTATTTGTATCCACTGTCAAATACTGCAAAGGTTGATGAGGATATCGTGTCATAAAATTCGACGACATTATCTGTAATTGTGGCATCACTGTATACAGATACCTTAAATGCATCATCAGTATCTGATAATATACGATCTCTTGATGGAGATATGAATGCAACTGCATCCTTTCTTATCTCTGCAACTGAAATTAACTTCTCTGCTAATGCTCTGGTTGAATCTTGTCCATACTTTCCAGAACCCATTAATAAGAAGTCTACATCAACAGTTGTGTCATTTTCAAACTTACCATAACCACCGATCAAATCATCTAAACCAGAATCTAATGCTCCAGTAGTATTAATACCAGTCTTTCCTCCATAATTAGTTCCACCGTCTAACTTTAAGTTTTGTTTTCCTGAACTGTTAAAGATAGTTCCTTCTGCATCTTGATCCCAACCACCGTCACCTTCAGGTGTAAATCCAGATGAAAAACCTGTAGTTGTAACTCCAATAATAGTTCCAGACAATCCGAAGATGTTAGTAGAATTATTGTAAAGATATTTTCTCCAGTATGATGGTGAACCAACTGAGAACTCAGCATCCTTTGCTTTTGAAAGACTTAGATTTTTTTCTAATACTGTTCCAGCATTTCCTGTAACTGTTCCCTTTGCGTCAATGACTACAACATGAACTTCATCAAATCTACCACCTCTTTCTGCTGCGTAAGATGATGTACCTGGTTTATCTGCGATTGTATTCCACTTGACTTTGGTTTCTGTTTCAGTTCCACCTACTGTAGCAGTGGTTGTTACAAAAGTTTGATCATCAAACCAATCTCTTGTTGCGGTGACAGTAGTTGATCCATAAGAAGCTGCTTGACCAGAAGTATGAATTGCAACCAATGTGTCTGCAGAGAATTTGTAAATACTGTTATAATCCTTTGCTGTAACAGTTCCTGCAGCAGAAACATGTGATAAGAATTTAACAGATACTTCACCAGTTCCTACCTCAGTAATAATACCTCTAAAAGTTCCATCAATCACACTTGTTCCAGCAGATCCTGATATTACAGTGTTATCTGGAACTGTTTGTACTACACCAGAACCAACTACTGGTGGTGCTTGAGTAACTGTTTCTGTTCCAAAATCAAATAAGAATGTGTTTGGTGATAGATTCGTGGTTGGGTTGTGAATTGTTATACTGGTTGCACCAATTTCTTTAATAGTTGTTCCTACTGAAACTATATCAGATCTTATTGCCTGACCTACAGTAATGCTACCTGTTGTGATTCCAGTTATAATTGTTGTGCTAATTCCTGCTGATCCAACTCTATCATTGACTGCTGCAGTAAAAGTACTGATACCAGTTGTGCTCATCGTTAAAATTTGATCAGCAGATCCGTCTATAATAGCAACTCGAAGTCCATTTGACCATGAACCAGGATTTCTTGCTGCTACTGTGGCCGAATGGTATGGGGTTTCATCATACCCTAATTCTTTGTAATGATCTGTGCTTTTAATTTTTACACTGGTAGCAGTTCCAACTTTACCATTTAAAAGACCATCATCATCTGCTCTTATTACACTTAGAACTCCACCGTAAGCTAAGTATGAAGACCCTACCATCCAAGTCTCATATTGCTTATCAGTATCATAAGGTTGTCCAAATTGATCGAATAGATCATTCTCTCCAGTAATAGTCGTTGGAACATCAACAGGTCCTTTCTCGAAAGGTCCAACGAGACCTCCGATTTTACCTGTTGATCCATCGATTCTACCGATAGTTAAATCAACTTCCCTTATTAGAATTCCAGGAGACGCTAAGTTTAATGCCATCCTTATTCCTCTTGCTCAAATTTATCTAAAAATATTTATGTAAAAGGGTATTTACAACGGGGAAACAATGCGTGAACACTACCAATCAGGGTAATAATATTCAGTATTTTGAACTTTTTTTCTTCTATTATTAGTAATTCTTTGGATCGTACAAGATTTGCATTCATATGAATATGCTGAAGGAAGAGATCCTTTAGTTTTACGTGTTAAGTAATAATCATTTACAAGATCTTTATACTCTCCACAAACTCTACATTTTCTTTGTGTAAAAATTAAATGCTCTAATTTAATTTGATCATCTAAATCCATTACCTATAATCCCACATGTAGGAACGATCACCATACTCATCTGCATACCATGTTTCTCCATTATTATCAATAAAACTATCATCCTCTAATCCATTAGCAATAAATCCAAAAGGTGCCATGTCCTGCTCGATTTGATTTTTTTGCTCTTCATATATTCTTTTTCTTATATCATTATCAGTCATCTCTTTAAAATAATCTTGTGCGACTAACCATGCAAATAATACTAAACACATTGCTAAATCATCATTACATCCTTCTTCTGCCTCAAATGAATTATGTTTTTGTGCGAAAGTAGTTAATTCTGATATGA